TACGCTCTTCTTGTTGCTTGATGAGAAGCTCTTGTTGCTCCCTCCCCAGCCTTTCTTGGGCTTGCCTCAACTCGATAGCCTGCTGCTTACGCTCGACAAGTTCGTGGTTTGCGTTGGGCTTGCTACCGCCCGCCGAGCCTCTACCCATAAGCGTATTTAGCTTATCCCTGTACCCCTTAATCTGCTTATCCAGCTCTTCTATGACCTCAGAGTGACTTCTGCCATCTTCCGTAGTAGCGTTCTTTTCTCGAAGTATCTTCCTTCGCTTATCTAGTGCCTCATTTAAAGCCTTGTTATTCTCGTCTATCTCCTGCGCCAAAGTCCGCACCTCTGCCTTAGCTGGAGCTTGAAGCTGTTGTGTGAGCTCCGCCTGCTGACGGCTAAGCTTATCTAACGCTTCTTCTGTTCCCCTAATGAGAGCTTCATTTTCCCTTATTTTATTTTTGAGATATTCATTCATTTGACCAGCCGCCACTCCAGCCTGGGAATAATCTAGCTTGTAGTGCTTTTCCTTTTCCCTTGCTTTTTGAAGTCCCTCTTCATGCTCTATCTTCTGCTTTTCCAACTCTACGAGTTTATCCTCTACAGCCTTTAGGCGGATCTGCTTCTGCAGGCGGTCGAGATACTCATCGATCGCCTGCGTGTTCTCTCGGATAATACGACCCTCTTCATTGATCGTTGCGTTGTAGTTAGGTGCTATTTCTTGCAGCTTCTTTATCGCAGACCTTCTGGCATCAATAGCCAGTGTGTTGTCGTGTATCTGACGCTGTAGGCTATTGATTTGCGCCTTCTGCTTAGCCATCTCCTCTGATGTGGTCTTCTCCACGTCTGCCATAGCCTTCTGGGCTACGGTTGCCTTGTCTGCACCATCGGCAAATAGGTACAGGGCGGTAGCTGTAGCCGTCACCACTGCGAGGATAGCCCCTATAGGGTTTGAGGCGGTTGCCATGTTGAATAGTAGCATAGCATCCTTAGCACCTGTTATACTCTTTGCTAGGGATATAAACGCTGCAACCTCCGAGCGGATAGCCAACACCTTCTGCACGGCAGCTACGGCAATGACAGCTGCCTTGTAAGCACCATACGTCGCAACGAGCGCTAGCAGTATCTTGCCAATTGTCTCGTAGTGGTTAATGAGTGACGTGACCGCCGAAATACCAGCACTAATAACACCGTCACTGCTCTCTCCGATCTTGTTTAGCATCTGCGTGTAGGCGTCGGACAACTGGCCAAGCTGCCCACGAAGCGTAGCACTCTGACCCTCGAGGTTCTTGTAGAACAAACCGCCCTCCTCGGTAGCCGTACGGAAGGCGTCGGCCACCATATCTACGCTGATAGCCCCTTGGCTCATTGCCTCCTTCAACTCCTTCATAGACCGCCCAGTGGTTCTGCTGATTTCCTGCAGGGGGTTGAAGCCTTGGTTTATCATCTGTAGGAGGTCTTGCCCCATCAGTTTGCCAGTGCTACTCATCTGGGCAAAAGCAAGGGCAAGCCCTTGCATCTTCTCACCTGATCCGCCTGATATGTCGCCCAGCTGCTTGATGATAGGCATAATCTTCTCGCCCGAAACGCCGAAGGATAGCAGCGTCTGCGAGGCCTTTGCAAGGTCGGCCAGCTCCGTTGGTGTCTCTGCCCCAAACTTCGTCAGTTCAGCTAGCAGAGTCTTCGCCTTAGAGCCTGACTGCAACAGGGATGTAAACGAGGCTTCCAGCCCCTGCATCTCAGCCCTCACCTGTATAACAGAGCGGCCAAAGGCAAGTATTGCCCCTGTACCAAAGGTAAGAGCGAGTGTTTGCGCTAGCTGTCTGAAAGCTCCATCCATCTGCGCCGACGCCACTGTAGCGTCGGCCCCCATGCTCCTAAGCTTTTGACGGAATTCATCCGCTTGCCTGCGTGCCTCCGTGTCGTCGAGGAGGAGCTTAAAATTTATTGATCCATCGTTCATAATATCCGCTACGTGGTTGGTTAATAGAAACTCTGCATGTCCTGCAGTGTCAGATCCTTTGCGTCTTTGGCCTCGTTGGTCTTACCCTTGCCCTCATAACTAGGAGCTGCGTGGAGGTAGAGCAGCAGGTTTTGGTAGCTAAGGTCGTACAGCACATAGTCTAGCGTTACTCCTAGGTACTTAGCAACAGAGGACACTAAAGCCCATGGGCTGTCCGACTGCTGTCCGCCTCCCTCGTCGGGCGAGTCACCCTTAGACCTTGGAGGAAAGCGGTAAGTGCGAAAAAATCACCCACCTCCATACGGGAGACCAGCTGGAGGAACACCCTAGATAGCTCACTTGGAGGGTAGTTCTCGAGTACTTGTTGCGTAACACTGTCTAGCCTACTGGTACTCTTCACCCATCGAAGCCACCTAGATAGACGAGCATCTTGCCTTACACGCTTAGCCCCAAGCACAAGCGTGGCGATAGCCTTACCTATTGGCCTTGCATAGCGGGCTGAACGCAACGCTTCGATAGTTAGATTTGCGTCATCGCCTGTAGCGGAGAATAGCTCATCTGGGAGTTCTGCTAGGCACTCACTCACGAGGATGAGTGTAGCCATGCTTGGCGGGGCAACCTTGTAAACCTTACCCGATAGGGTGATTTCTTGTTCTCTCTGTAGCAGTGCATCTGCTACCTTCTTCTCTGTAGTCATAATCTGCTTTGGTTAGTATGCCATGCTGGCCAATCTCTTCTTGTCTATTTTCTTCTTTGGTCGGTGGTCGAGGTACTCGTAAAGTACCACGTAGCGGATAGCATCCATTGCGTGGTTAAAGAGGTCTATTGGCTCGTTTAGCCACTTGCCATCCCTTGTCTGTCTGTAGGTGTAGTTGCGTTGCTCCTTAAGCACATTTGTGCTTCGCTTGGTGATGTAGATCTTGAGTGTCTGCATCTTGGTGATACCTGCACTAACACTATCCTTACCCTTGACAACGGGGTGTATGTCAATGCCTCCTCTGGCTATTTCGGCCACGGTGCGAGGTTCTGCACTCTCGCTTATCACCTTGAGTTTAGGAGCTTCCTGCTTGAGTAGCCGAACGATGTCCGAGGAGTACAGACCAGTAGTATAGGCCAGCTCATCGACGTAGATAGCATCTGGTGTTAGCCCGACCTCGATGATCGCCGTGGGGTCGTTGGTGAAGCCAAAGTCCATACCTATGCGCCGACGCTTCACCTCGTCGGGGATACGGTCTATTATCTCGACATTTGGGAAGACAAGCCCCTCGACCTGCGCCTGCAAGCCTAAGCCGTAGACACGCCATAGGCTGGGGTTCTTATGCTCAAGGCTAAGGAGGTTGTCTACTATAGTTTTGGGTAGAAATGGGTTGTCTTTGAAGGTCGTGATGAAATGAAACGTAGACTCTTCCCTATTCAAGGAGCAGAGCCAGTGGTCATCGCTAAACGAGGGGTTGTAGTCGATGATAGAGAAGAGCGCCGTACGCATCTTGAGCTGCTCCCACTCAATCTCTAGCAGTTCATTAGCCTCATTGCAAAAGAGAATGTCACGCTTTCGCCCTCGGAGCTTCTGCTCGTTGTCGGTGCTAAAAAAGTCGATGGTAGACCCGTTGGGAAACGTGTAAACTAGGTCGCTCTTGTTGAATGCCTTCTTGTCATATCGATCAAGCCGAAGCATTATATCCTTGAAGTCTACCATCACTGAACCTTTAAGAGCTGGGAGTGTGCCACGAACAATCGATAGACGAAGCCCCCTATTCGCCAGCAGGTAGGAAATAAGGAAGATCAGGATGTTGTAGGTCTTGCCACTACGGCTAGACCCCTGAGCAGAGATAGTCGTATAACCATCGCTGAGGGCCCCCTGAATAGTACGAACAATCTTAGTTGCCTGAATAGTCTGCATCTACGATTTCTATGCGTATATCGGGATTGAGGTCTTTTCCATCCTTGCCCGTTAGCTCTGTACGTTCGCTGTACCCCCGCTCCTTGCCCTTAGTCTTGAGGTAGAAGATAACAGCCGTTGTGTCGCCATCCTCTATCTTGTTGAGCAAAGCTGACTCAACGGTGTCTATCTGCTCCTGGCGAATAG